CTTTGTACCTCCAAATCTCGCTCAAGCTTTTCTGCTACGGCTTTGCGGACGTATGCCGCCTTCGGTTTAGGGATGCGCTCCCATGATGCCGCGTCGATCCGTATACTGGTATACACAGCTCCGTCCATCTTTTTACGCCCAGAACCTTCGCGGGTCCCACCTCTTCCTGCCATCTTTTTTCTCCTTTTGCCGGATACGCTCCGGCGGGCCGGTTATTTTGCATAGTCCATCACCACGGCGGCACTTCCGAGTAGCTTACCAGAACGAAGGAATTACCTTTTTTTACGCTGTAGTCTTTCATGTCATTGCCTCCTGACATTTATAACTATATCATACCGCTTTTCATTCGTCAATACTTTTTTTCAAATTATTTTAACTTTTTTCTCTTTTTCAAAATCGCCCCGCCATTGCGTCCGTTTTACCTTTTGGTATCCATTGTCGATTTTTGCTATAAGTACGCTAAAAACGCCCTTCTCGTCGCTCTGGTGGGCTATATTAACGCCATAGCATCATCAACAGAGCGAACTAGATGATATTCCGCGCCGAAATCCTTGCACCGTTCCTCAAACCGAGTTTGAGCCGGCGACTGTTTCCCTGTCGGCGTCTTAACCTCGATGAAGGTAACTCCGCGACCAGGGATAAAGGCAACGAGATCGGAGACGCCGGGTTTTAACCCCATCGTGATGAGCTGACCCTGCCTGACAGCGTTTCCTGCGGCTGCCTCATTTGGCACTGAGAAAACAAAAACTCCGGCAGCCTGATATGCCTTAACAATTTCGGCCTGTATTTTTGCTTCGTCACATTTCATCGAAGTATATCCTCCGCGAGAACGTCGCGTACTTCGCTCACAGACGAAATGGCCTCAACCACCGATCGACTATCGGCACCGTCCCGGACAATCGCCGCCAATGCTTCGGCCATGATGTTTATGATTTTCTCTTCTTCGGTTAGTTTGTCCCAAATCGAATAACACGCACAGGCTGACATACCAAACTCGGGAAATCTTCCAAGCCCTGGATGATCGACCATTTTCGCCTCGCCATTTCGATTCCATAAAAGCATCGCATTTTCCAAAGTTACATTTCCCATTTCGTCGCTCTCCTTTGTGTTGGGTAAATTTACCGAGGTAGGTAAGGTAAATGCGTATATTATATATACGCATTTTACCTTTTTTACCTGTTTTCCGCGTTTTTAATTTACCTTTTTTACCTACCTATTTACCTTTTTTACCTAGTTCAAGAAACGAAATCATGTCTGGATCGTTGATTATATATCCGCTTCCGTGATGATTTATTAGCCCTGCCATTTTCAATTTATTACATAAACAGCCTTTTGCTGACGGTTTAGATTGCTGTTTTGCCGACGTTTCGCTCTTAGCATATCCGAGGTCAAATAGGGTTCTTGCAATTGCCGATGTCGAAACGAACGGTTTTCCGTCAACACTGTCGAGGGTTCCTATCGACCTGCAACAGTCTATAAAGGTACTTTTTTCCGTTTCGAGCGTCTCTTTTTCTTCTACTTCGGCAGGCGTTACGACGCACGTCGTGGCAACCTCGCCCCATTTATTTATCCCCATCTCAACAATCTTGAGATAGAACCCGTAAACTTGCTCTTTTGATCCAAGCTGACGCTGTTTTGATACTCTGAAAAACCGCTTCCCGTCCTCTTCTTTTACTTCGATTTCCGCGTCTATTGCGCCATATATTCCCGACCAGCCGCGAGATCCTTTTGATTGATCCTTTCCGCTATGATGGATTGCAACGACCGCAGTCTCCGTTTTCTTCGCAATAAGCTCCAGCGATTCCATTATTGGCCCCATATCCTCGCCGGTGTTTTCGTTTGCCCCCGCGCTTATTCGAGCGAGAGTGTCGAAGAAAATCATGCGAATCTTGCGGCCGGTGTTCGATTCTATTTCTTTAACTGTGTTTATTATTCTGCTCGTATATTCTGGATGCAGGAAAATGTTTACCGGAGCTTGCGCAATATGGATTCCAGCAGGTTTTTCTCCTGTTTCCTTTGTTATCGCTTGAATCCTTATTTTTATAGATTCTGGACTTTCGGCAGCAACATAAAGAACGTCTCCTTTTTCGACGTGCAGGCCAAGAAACTTTTTTCCAGCCGCAACTGCTGCCGCCATTGCTACTGATAAAAATGTCTTTCCGCTATTAGAAGCTCCATATAGAATCGCGACGGTTTTGTTGACAAAAAGGTTTTGTATAACTTCATCGGGCGGAATATATTCGTCACCGATATTTTCCGAGCTTATAACGTCGAGCATCGTTGAAAACTCGTTTCGTTTCGGCGTAAGAAGTCCTCTAAGGTCCCCGCCAGAAACAGCGAAATCGTTCGCGTCCTGTCCAACTTCCGGAATTACGATTACTCGCGCGCCGTGTTTCGCCGCCGCCTGGTTCGCGTAGTTTTCTCCGGTCTTTGATTCGTCATTGTCCGCGACGATCACCAAGTCGGCCGCCGGGTGTTTCGCCCGCAAGATGCCGGTAACGGCAGGGAGATTATTCGCGCTGTATGCGACAACCGTCGGTGCGTGCATTGCCTCGCATATCGTCGCAGCCGTTGCGAAGCCCTCGGCTATATAGATGGTTTTCTCGTCCTGCGCGGCGTCACCAAGCATATAAAAGCACGAACCAACAGCTCCGCCAGGGTGATAGATCTTTTTCCCCGCTGAGTCGATGTACTGCAAAGACGATAGCGCGCCGGATTCGGTATATAAAGGTAAAATGAGCCGTCCGTCTCCGCCGATCCGCGCCCCGTGCGTTTGTACCTGCTTCCGCGCAAGATACGGATGCTCAGCAGACGCAGGCTGTGCCGCTTCCCATATCTCGGCAACCGTCGCTGCAGCGCGTTCGTGCTTTTCTTTTAAAGCTATCTCGCGTTGAGTGCGGGCCCTTTCGATATGTGCCTTAACAGCAAACTCCTCGGCGACTGTTAGCGCGCGCGGCATATCAGCGCGAAAATTATGCGTCTCTCCGGTCCGCCAGTTCCCGATCACACCGGCGGGGATGTTGTCTCCGTATATGCAGTACCATCCAGCATCGTCTCCAGCTTGTTTGCTACCTGTTGAAAACCTGTGTATTTTTCCATCTGTATGAATCGGATGCGGAGGCTCAAGGCCGGCAGATCGGAACGCCTCGTCAAGCTGTTCGACGAGCGGACGCGGCTCGCTGTGTAGCGGGAGCGAATCCGCCTTAATAGAATAGAGTTCAATATTTGCCATTTTATTTCTCCGTTAAATAATCGGAAAGCTTTTTTATTGTATCATACGTTGCCATGCTTCCGTTTATTAAACGGTAAATAGTCATGCGGTGGATCCCTGTTTTCTCTGCCACAACCGTTACGTTGCGGTCAGCAAGTTTTTCGCGTATCTGTTCAATAGTTAACATTTCGTCACCTCTTGAAAAATAATTTATCATAGCTATTGACAACTGTCAACAGTCGTGATACATTTACTTTATCACCTGCAACCGGGAAAAACCGACCGCAGGAAAGGAGGCCAAAATGGCTATTATGTTAAAGAGGACAAGTGCAGTAGAACCTGCATACGTCAAGGTTTTGGTTTATGGAGCCTCTGGAGTTGGGAAAACTTCCTTAATCCCGTCGCTACCAAACCCAGTGGTTCTGTCCGCAGAAGCCGGACTGCTTTCAATCCGTGGTTCAGATATTCCTTATATTGAAATATCTACTATGGAAGAGCTTCGCGAGGCTTATGACTATGTCAAGGATTCTGAATACGAAAGCGTAGCTATCGATTCTCTTTCTGAGATTGCCGAAGTCATTCTGTCAACAGAAAAGAAAATAGCAAAAGACCCGAGACAGGCTTACGGCGCAATGGCCGATCAGATTTCTGACATAGTCCGCGCATTTCGCGATCTCCCAGGCAAACACGTATACATGAGCGCGAAGGTTGAGCGCACTCAAGATGATCAGGGAAGGCTGCTTTATAACCCGTCAATGCCTGGGAACAAGATTGGTCAGTCTCTTCCGTACCTTTTTGATGAGGTTTTTGCGTTACGCGCCGAAACTGATCAAGATGGCCAGCTCGTTCGTATGCTCCAAACCGACACCGATGGCGTATGGAATGCAAAGGACCGGTCTGGAAAACTCGATATGTGGGAGCCTGCCGACCTCGGAGCAATCATCAGGAAGGTACTTGCATGAATATAACGGTACAAAAAAACATCTACCAAGACTGGATCGACGCAAAAGAGGCTGAGCGCCTTGCCATCGAACGCCGTCGCGAAATCGAGGACAGGATCGTAGCTGAGTTCGAGATACCTGAAACGCTCGAAGGCACGCGGACTGTCGAGGCGTCAGTTGACGAGACGGCATACACCGTCAAGATCGTCGGACGCATGAACCGAAAGATCAACGCCGACGAATTGCAGGAGGTTGCCCGAGAAGCCGGGCTTGATTCCTACCTCGGCGTTCTGTTCCGGTGGAAGCCGGAGATTATCGCGGCCGCATGGAAGGCCGCAGACAAGAGCATCACGTCTGTTCTTGAACAGGCGATAACAACGGAGCCCGGAAGACCGAGCTTTAGCATCGAGCGCAAAGAAGAAAAGGGGACAAAGTAAATGGCAAACATCGCAGATTTTTCACGAATGGCTGACGAGCTTCCGGAACAGGAATATGACCTGGTCCCGGAAGGTGTTTACAACGCGGATATTGAAAAGGCTGAGCTGAAGGATACCAAGAACGGCACCGGACAGTATATCAATCTCCAGCTCAAGATTATCGGACCGACGAGTGCCGGCCGCGTTGTGTTCGCAATGATCAATATCAAGAACGCGAATCCGAAAGCCGAGGAAATCGGGCTGCGCCAGCTTAAAGAGCTTCGGACAGCGTGCGGGATCGCTACGCTGCGCGACACCGACGAGCTGATCGGTCGAACGGTAAAAATCAAGGTCAAGATCAACCCGGAGAAAGACGGATACAAAGCGAGCAATTCAGTCGCGTCGTACCAGTCGATAAATGGCGGGGCAATGCCTGCGCCTGGATCGAACGGAACGACAGCCGCGCCAGTAGCATCAGTATCAACACCTCCGTGGGCAAGAAAGTAATCTAAAATAACAATGAGGACGGTTTAATGGCCGTCCTCATTTTAATGGAGTAACCATGAGCGAAATCATCGACCCAATACAATCAAAAATTGACGCAGTTTTCGAGGCCATGCCAAACGAACCGCGCGAACATATCGGACCATCTCAGGCAGGTGAACCATGTGAGCGTCGTCTATGGCTTTCTTTCCGGTGGGCCGTTCGCAAAAACTTTCCGGGGCGTATGCTTAGACTTTTCAAGCGCGGCCAGGAAGAGGAAATAAAAGTTGTGCAATTGCTGCAAGCAATCGGTGTTGATGTTCGCGAGTACGGAGAAAATCAGCGCCGAGTATCGTTCGGAGGACACGTCTCAGGATCGGTTGATGGTATCATTCATTCCGGAGTACCGGAGGCTCCGAAGACTGAGCATATCCTCGAAATCAAAACGCACAATCTCAAAAGCTTCGAGACTCTCGTAAAATCAGGCGTAAAGATCGCGAAGCCAGAACACTGGATCCAGATGCAGTGCTACATGAAGGCGACCGACATTACCCGCGCGCTTTATGTCGCCGTATGCAAGGATGACGACCGGATTCACACCGAGCGCGTTGAATACGATCCAGTAGCCGCTAGCGTTGCGATTGACCGTATGCAAAGGATTAGCACGACCGAAAGCATACCTGCTCCAATCTCAACTGATTCAACATGGTATCAATGCCGGTTCTGTGAGGCGCACGAGTTCTGTCACGTATCGAAGAAAACAAAAGAGGTCAACTGCCGCACCTGCGGACACGCGACTCCTCTTGGGACTGGAAAATGGCACTGCATGAGATGGGCTTCGATCATACCAGAGGACGCACAGCGCACCGGATGTGAGGCACACTTCCCACATCCAGACCTTGTGCCGTGGCGCCTCGATCGCGAACGGTCAACTGAAATCGCCGCGTACTATGAAGGCGTCGGACTTGTCGGTGAAGGCGGGAGGCTGTCGAAAGAATGCTTACTCTAAGACCCTACCAGCGCGACTCTATCGATTTTACCTGGGAGTATATCCGAAAGTATCCAGGTAATCCTTGTGTTGTTCTGCCTACCGGAGCCGGAAAATCAATCGTCATTGCAGAATTGTGCCGGGAGGCAATTCAGAATTGGCCGGATACGCGCATTCTCATGCTCACAAGCCGGAAAGAGTTGATAATCCAGAACGCGCAAAAGATGCTGACGATCTGGCCAAATGCACCGCTCGGGATTTTTTCAGCGTCTGTCGGAAAGCGCGAGATTGACCGAATTACGTTCGCCGGCATCCAGACTGTCCGCAATAAGGCTTTGGAGCTCGGGATGCGCGATCTTGTTCTTATTGACGAGTGCCATGAAATCGCAGCGGAAGAAACCGGCGCTTACAGAACACTGATCGGAGAGCTGAAGGCAATCAATCCGACTTTGCGCGTTATTGGATTCACGGCAACCCCGTACCGCCTCGGACACGGAATGATTACCGACAAGCCCGCACTGTTCGACGAGCTGATTGAGCCGGTGACGATTAAGCAACTAATGGACGCCGGGTTTCTTGCACGGCTCACGTCGAAGCATACCGGACTAAAACTTAACACAGACGACGTTCACAAGCGCGGAGGCGAGTATATCGAGTCTGAATTGCAGGCTGCCGTCGATACAGATTACAACACGACACAAGCCGTCGAGGAGACAATCCGTCGCGCAGGCGAGCGCAAGAGCTGGCTGTTTTTCTGCGCCGGAGTCGAGCACGCACAGCACGTGCGCGACGAGCTTATAAACAGAGGTATCAACGCCGCGTGCGTTACCGGGAACACCCCGAAAACCGAACGCGATTCGATCATCAAACAATTCCGAGCGGGCGAAATTACCGCGCTAACCAACGCCAACATTTTGACCACCGGCTTCGATGCACCGGATATTGACTTAATCGTTATGCTTCGCCCAACGATGTCGCCTGGCCTCTATATGCAGATGGTCGGGCGCGGACTCCGGCTCAAGAGTCACGGCGGTGACTGCATGGTGCTAGACTTCGCCGGGAACGTCGAGCTTCACGGCCCGATCATATCGGTGAAATCACCGAAGCAAAAAGGGAAAGGCGACGGTATTGCGCCGTCGAAGATTTGCCCGGACTGTGATGAGATATGCGCAATGTCGGCGCGAAATTGTCCTGCGTGTGGTCACGTTTTTACGAAAGAAGAGGAAAAGAAATGGAAGTTACACGACGACGACATAATGGGAGAAGATCGGATTAAAACAGTTTGTATTGCATACTGGAAATGGTCGGTCGAGCTGTCAAAGAAAAGCGGAAAAGAAATGATTGTTTGCCGGTATTATCCAGATGGAATCGGAGAGCAACCGATCGCGGAGTATTTTTGTGTGTACCATGATGGATTCGCCGGGATAAAGGGTAGGAAGGCAATCAAGGAAATATGCGATGCTATTGGATTCGATACAATACCAAATGATACAAAAGAACTAGACCGTGCGCCGTGTCCATTGTCGCTAAAGTACGTCATGGATGGAAAGTTTCCTCGTGTGTTGGCAAGAGATTTTCCGCCGGTAGAGCCTAAATATTTAGACGTTGTTCCGTTTTAATAAATAATAAAAAACAAGGAGGCAAAACATGAACGAGGATTATTTGATATCTCGC